AGAAAACCTCTTTAGTATCTATATTTATAAATAGCTTTGCTTCTTTATTCTCTGCATACTTTTGAGTTGGTAAACTCTCTATCAAAATACCTTGTTTTAAGTTTTCCTCCGATAACAAATTTGGTTCATAGTGTATCATACCAACATATTTTATATTTTGTTCTTCTGTATCCATTAAATTTCCTAAATAAATCATAATGATTCTCCTTTCTCATCCGAATAAACCTTTTTTGACAATATATTTCTAAAAATTCCACTACTAATAAAGAAAACTATATCATTTATTACAAACATACCAGCATTTGGGTATGTTTCAGTAAGTTTTCGGTAGCTGTCGATATGTTTAAGAGTATTTAAACTTATTTTTACAAAAGGACTACTAGAAAGCGAATATATAGCATATATATATCCATTATATATATCAAAATTGTCATATTTGCTATCGTCTGAATACACAATTAAATTTAAATTTGCGTCATATTTTACTAAAGCACTTTTTTTGTTGCTATCAATTTCTATACCTCTTTCTGCATCAGATACAATAACAAAATCATTTAAAAACTTAATGTTTTTCATATGCAAATATCCTCCAATTCTAAAATCTTTAGCAATGGCAAAATCAAAATTTATTTTAGATAAATGACATGTTGTAATACTACTTGAATTTGAGTGTTCTGTTGTAGCATAAATAGCATTCTTATTGCAAACAAACTTACCTCCTTTAAAATTGTAAATACCATTAGAAACTAAATTTTTAGTTAACATTATATACATATCAGATATTCTAATTTTATGAAGTGTAGAAGAAGTCTCATCTCCATATACTCCATAAATAAACTCCCCATAAGTACATAACTTATAATAAGCACCTTCTATTGACTGTACTTCACTTCCTGTTGACTTATTTATTTTATATAATTTAGTATTATCAGATATAAATAAATATTCTTGAGTAATACATATGCATGAGAAGTTAGCATTAGCTAAAGTAATGTCAAAAACTACTGTTTCATCAATAGCATTAATTTTAATTAGATGAGTTTCTTTAATTACATAAAAATATGGTTCTTCATATTCAAAAGTTTTGAAGTTCCCACTACATCTTTCAATATATTTTATAGCTCCATTTGTAACTAAATACGAATAGTTATTTGAAAGTGTTGTTTCTCTTAAATCTAATCTCCCCTCTTTTATATCAATTTTATTCTTTATTTCTTCCCATGTATCCCTTGTAGTAACCTCTGCACCTTTGGAGTTTAATGCTGTTACTACATTATTTTTAGCATCAACTCCAGACTGAAAAACCTCTTTTAAAGCATCTTCTACATTATCACTTGTAAAATTATTCTCTGTATCCTCTATAGTTACATTCTTTGCTTCTAATACAAGATTTCTAACTTTATTAACTAACTCCTTAAAAGTCATTTAATCACCTTCTTTCAATAAAAAAAGAACCCTCTATATAGTTGGTTCTGCTCCTTCTACTACTCCACTTTCTCTAATTATATAATCCTCTACAGCTTTTCTGTACTCTACATTAGTTACATCATCTAATTCAAATTCTCGATTTTTTAGAGGGTTTAATCCTCCACCTAAAATTCTCTCTGCTAATATTCTTACCACAACATTATTTATATTCATTATAAAATTCCCCCTACTTTTTCATTTTCTGCAATTAATATTTGATTTTCTAACTCTTGTATTCTCTTTTCTTCTTCTGTAACGAATATTGGTATTTCTTCCAAAATTGGTTCTTTCGTTTCTATATTTATACCTACAATCCTATTTTGCATATAATCTATACTTCCGTATGGAATATCAATGCAATGTAATTTAGTTATTGTATCATGTTCTAATATATCTCCTGTTGCTTCTCCTGTTTGGAGAAGTATTTTGCCTGTTTGGTCGTAAATTATTCTATTTGCTCTATTCATTTTATCACCCCATTTATACAAATTTTATAGCATACCAATTGTACAAAGTATAAGACACAGAAGGTCTATAAGCAGGAACATAGACACCTTGGTTATTTATATAAGTATTACCTCTATTATTTATATAAACCTGACTATCAGCTGTAAATTTGGTATCTGAATTTGTTTTTCTAAGAGCGGTTGTAATTACAAAATCTTTATCAGAAAGTGATGGGATTAAATAGGTGGCAAAGATTAAGTATTTATAAAATTGTGTTGGGCTATTAGTCGTACACTCGCATTCAGCAAAAAAGATATTTGGAATAAAATTTAATCCTTTAATATTAACCCACCCTCCTGGGTTTATTGGATAATTAGGATTAGACTGGCTATTAACATATAAATAAGCAGTCGATGTTGTGTCTGTTAATGTACTGGTACGCCCTGATGCAACTTTATATTTTGTATTTAACTGTGATATAGTATTGTTAGCTTGTGTCAACTGATTCATCAAATCCTGCACACTAGCGTCTGAACTATCAAAACTTATTTTTATTTTCTCTGATAACTCGATTAATGTATTATTTAAACTTGCTTCTATATTCTTTAATGCTAAAGTATTTATAATGCTTGTTTTGCCACTTTTAAATCCTGCGTTAACTTCTGTTAATTTTGTTGATATATCTTGCAAATTCACATTCTCAGGTAGTGGCATTATATTCTTACTTATACTTAATACTTTTTCTGCTGTAGCATTATTACTGTCTGTAACGACTATCTTAAGTGTGTGTAGTGCATTATCTTCTAGTGTATAGTTAATTGTTTTTTCAAGAGTTAAATCTGTTGTTATAGTTTCTTTTAATGTATCATCTATAAATACTTCTATCTTAGTTAGTAGCGTAGGGTCTGTGTGGTCAGCTTTAAATGTTACTTGTGTAGAGTTATAAGAGGATATATTTAAAAAAGGTAATGCTTGGAGTAATGTTATTTTAGCGTAGCCATCTGCTTTAGTAGTATTACCTCCAGTAGTCATGACTACATTATCAAAATAATATTCAGAAGTTGGTGTATATCCAGGTGGCTTATAACTATCTTTAGTTAGTACATAACCACTTCCACCACCGCTTCCAAAAGAACCACCATCACCACCCGCTCCACCAAACCAACCGCCACCACTACCAGAGCCAGCAGAAGGATTAGGATAAGCACAACCTTTACCAAAAGAGCCGTCAAGAGAACCGTCATCATATTTTCCTTTACCACCCTCAAATTGTGTTCCACCATGAGAAGGAGAGCCATTAAAATCTCTACCTATTCCACCTTTTAAACCACCACCAGAACCAGCAGTATATCTATCACGAGTTCCACCTCCACCACCTGCAACAATTATACGCGATAATAGACCTTGTGGATTATCCCAATTACCATCAACAAGCCTTATATCAGTAGCTCCACCACCAGTAGCAGAACCACAATAACCAGCACCGTTAAATTGACTACCTTTTTTACCATCAAAACCAACATAAACATATAAGGCAGTTTTTTTTCTTAAAGTCAATTCACCACTACAATAACCACCCTTACCATAATAAAATCCATCTGATAAAGGAGTACCTGTAGCACCACCTCTAGCACCCCAGCATTCAAGTTTATATTTACCAGGCTTAAGTATAATTTCTTGTGCTGAACTTACAGCATCAAAATTCCATTCAGTCTGCATTTTCTCACTCTCCTTTCTAACAATAAGTTATTAATTCATTTACACTTGTTGCAATATTAGATAACCCACCATTTACTTTTTCTTCTAAATTAATCAGCCTATCTTCGATTTTCTTAGACGAATAAGTAGTCATTTCAGACACTCTGTTGTCATCCACAGTCGCATTTATAAAATGAGTTTCTGCATTTCCATTTATCAAATATACATACATTTTAATATTTTCTTCATTTCTAACAAGAATACTATTATCATCAATAGCCCTAGCGTTTGGTGTAAGTGCTTCACCAATTTCATCATATAAAGCTATTAGTATTCTTTTAGTCAATAGTGGATGATTTATAGTTACTTCATACATATTAGTTTCATTATTTAAAATCCAATCAGCCACCTCTATAATATGCGTATGAGATACATTTGCACCACCTGCGATAATATTATCAATTTTAATATTTTGTTTCTCATTTTCTGTGTCAATTCTAGTGTTCAGCTCTGTTTTAGT